AGAATCTCCCGGCCTTCACCGTCTTTCGGGTCGGTGGCAAGCCACTTTTCAAACAATATCCGCTCTATGTCATCGAAAAACCGCTTGACTACCTCGTTTTCAAGCAGGGAACTGGCTACTTGCGCCAGGTGCATCTGCTGTTGGAGCTGCGCCTCCTGCTGGCGCTCCTGGTATTCCCGGTCTTCCTTGCTCTGAAATATCCCCCACGTCATCTGGTCGACCTCCCTCTAAAAGTTGTTGAATTTGTGGCGGCACCGGAACGCCAGCCGCCTGCATCTGCTGAACCAGTAGGCCGATGATCTGGGTCATCTGCTCATTTTGTTCGGCGTCTTTTTCAGATGGGACATAGGTGTCAGCGTTCTTGTAGCCCCACGAGTGCCAAATCTCCCGTAACATGGCGTAAATCTTGTCAGGTGATACCGGAGCGCCGAGCTTTGCCGTAAGAAGGTAGGTATTGAGCATTTGCAGCATCTGCTGAACCTTAATCTCCTTGCCCCCTGTCCCGATTGCCACGTCAACGTTGACATCGAATTGACCGGAAATATCCTCCGGCCTGACCCGTTGCCATTCTTGATTGATTTTGATGTTAGTTTCTGTGTCGAAAAACTCCACGTTCATATCAACGATGTCTTGGAACAACTGCTTTACGCCGGTTTCCGCGAACATACGCGCTATCATTTCAATGCGCTGTTGTGAAGCGCCCATGATCTGACTGATACCCGTTGCTGTGTCGTTCAAGTTCTTGGGGTCGATACCCTGATTGAGCCTCGATACTCCGGTCCTGTTCTCCCGCTCCTGCTGCACCATTTCCAGCATATTGAATACTTGGGGCTGCATTGGTGCTATCGGGACAGGGTAGATAGCATCGCCCGGGGATGTGTCGTACAGGGTCCTGACTACGCCGCCAGGGAAGTTGTTATTGATAAGGTCATCCATATTTACCTTGTAGGGATTGACCATCTTCACGCCGTTGTTTTGGAAATAGATGTTGTCGAGCAGATACCTCTTGAGTGCCGTGTGCATCTTCTGCAATTCCGTGGCAAGGTCGCGCATGGAACGGCCAGTAATGGAGTGGGTGATTCTGATCGGCGTCAACTCGCGGAATGGGGGGCGGCCATAACGATTATCTTCAATAGCGCTTGACTCGCCCCGGCGCTTCAGGAGCCTGTCCCCCATCAGGACGAACTTTACCGGTCTTGGCTTGCCATCGTCCCCGATCTCGTCCATGTAGCACTCGTAGATATAGGCGTGGTCGTCAATGTTTTCCTCTTTGATGAAGGAGTAGCCGCCAAGGGCTTTGAAAATCTCATCACTCAACAGGTCTTGTGCCGTGTCCACATCAGCCCTCACATCTTCCACGTCAATGTCGTAGGTAGCTGAAATTTCCTTTATATGCCGGAACAGCTTATGAGCAACAAGCCGGGACGAACCGAAGTCTTTGGCCTTGGCGTCATAGATTACTTCTGATGGGTGCATCACCTCCAATACCGGCCTTGATTCGCGCACCACCTCGCGACCCGACACCGAAAAGGTTACGGAAGTGAGATAAAAATCATCCTCTCCGGTTCCTTCACCAACTTGAACAACATTCTCTTTGTCGATGATAAATTTACCTTCGTCAACAAGGGCCGTGAGTAGTTCGTATTCCTGCTCTGAAAGCCCATCATATTCGACGGCTTTGTACTTTTCCCCTTTGTGCCAATGGTATTTGACAAGGCCAACGCGATACAGAAGAGCATCCTTGAACCAATCATAGAAGATCAAGAAACCGTTGTTCTGCTTCTTGAAATCGAAGTTCAACTTTTCTTCCATTAGCTTGGCTTTTAGTTCATCTTCCGGGCCGACAGGCTCAACGGTCACAACGTCCTTGCCGCCGTAGAAGATCCGCATGAGGGACGGCATAATCCATTCGATAGTGTCCGAAACGTCCGACATTACCACCTGAGAGCGTCCCTTTAGCTCGTTACCATACGGCTCTGATTTGTAGTCGCGCAACGCCTTGGCCCGGTCCTGGTCGAGCGTGTCCATATCCGGCAAATACTTGCCTATCAGCTTCAAGGCGTCCTTCTTTATTGATTCTTCCCTGTCGGTCTTTTTTGCCATATTATCTCCTAGCAATAGTTGCTATGCACCAATTTTAGTGGCTGTTGGTTGAATCCGTTTATATTGAATCGGTAGTCTTTTAGCATGTCGTACAGGTAGGCCCACATATTCATGATGTCCACGTGGAAATAGGGGAATTTGTTCATCTCATCCCGTATCATCTCGATGTATGTTGCCGGAACTGACGTGGAATAGTAGAGCTTGCCGTTTGTCAGCGGCCATTGAAGATTGGACTCCACCCTGTTTTCCGTGGATCGTCCAGCCGGTTTCAATAGCTTCAGGTTGCCATTGTCAGTGGAAAGGAAGCGACCATGAACACGCAGGGCATCGCAGATGTGAACCTCTGTTGTAGAAAGGCCAACCTTCTCAACACCGAGTTGCATTATCATGCCATTACGCAAATACATCTGGACAATGTTGTTGATCGCCTCGTCAAGTCGCATCTGTCCGGCCTGAAGATCGACGAGGTACACATTGCTTGCGCCCAATTCATCAATCTTTGGCTGAACGGCAAACACCCCAAAAGACCATTTATCTCCCTTCCCAGTCTTGTTCTGTGTGGCCGCGTCACCAGCCTGGTCAAGAACCATGAATTTGAAGCAGTCGGACGGTATGAGGGCTGGTTCAATGGGCTTTAATGCCGTGAAGGGTAGCTTGATTTCCGATGTTGGGGTAGGATTGCAAAGCTGCTGAGAATTGAAAGTTCTGTCCATCCTCAAATCGTCCAAATCCTCTTGAGAAAGAAAGACTGGCTTTCCGTCAGGTTGTCCGTTGTCCGTGGCTGGCACGATTCGCGTCTGATAAAACAGTCCCCCGGAGAGATTTTTCTTTTCCTTTAGGTGGACCAGCAGTCCGCAATGGGAATAATACGTCCCGATAATCCGTTCTAGTCCACCAGGAGAGCCAAGGTTTTTGGAGTAATCGAACATCTGAATGAGCACTTGCAACTGTTCGGGGTTCTTGGCAAGGTCAGCAGTTTCAATGTCATCATAGATACGCCTGTCCCAATGGCCTCCGGTAGGCATACCCTCGATAACTCCGTATGTCTCAACCGTCTTTTCCTTGCGGGAGACAGACTTGCGCTTGACCATGATACCGTTCTGGATACTCCATGAAGAGCTTTCACGCTCGGGGTTCTCATAGAGGATGTCAGGGAAACAAGCCGTCATCAACGGCTTTTCCAGGGTTCTCTTGATGGAGGAAAGGAAGTCTTCTGCCTTGGGTTTCTTGTAGGAAAATATAACGTGGGTTTCTTCGGGGTTCTGCACTATCCGCTGCACTGTTTCTGCTTGGGTAAGGAGCCAACTTTTTAAGTGACCCCTAGCCCATACGTCAAGGGTCTTGGTCTTTGGCCCATCCTCCACCATCTTGCAGACTTTGACGCCGAAGGGATGATTGACAAGCGGGTTTTCCATCACAAAAAAAGCGACGAAAAATAAATCGTTGAGTATCAGCGATCGGAACGCCGCTCTCTGGTCAACGCTACCATTGGCAATATCCCGAAAGATGGCCTCGTAATCAAATTTATAGGTAGCTTCATGGACGGCGGGGTCAAACTGCGCGTCATTTATCGCAATCTTCGGGTGCGGGGTAAAATCTATCAATTAAGACTCCTGGCCCCTGTTCGGGGGCAAAGGAAGTTACTGCTAAATTTCGTTCATGTAGGCGTTCTCGATCTCTTCCGGCTGAATGCAAAGGTACGTCAACGTCTGCTTCTGCGACGAATGCCCGAAAGCCTCCATCAAGGTGGGGATGTCAACGCCAAATTGCACGCGCTGATGATAGCCCCAAGTCTTCCGCAAGGTGTGTGACGAATAATTCCCCTCCAGCCCTACCGACGAGCACCACGACTTTACCAGCCGAATAATACTCTCAACGGCCAATCTCCCACCGTCGCGGTTGCGGAACAATGGTTGACTATCCTTAGCATCGAAAAGCGGCTGTATGGCCTCGTGGACGGCTCTGTTGATGGTAATTGCCCTCTTCTTGCCGGTCTTCTTCTCTATAATCACCAGCCTGTCACCAATCTTGACCTTGCGGAATATGCCAACCGTGAAGGCCACCAGATCGGAAGCCCGGAATCCGGTGTTTATCCCCACAACAAATAAAGCGTAATCCCTGGGACGGTCTTTCAGTAACTGCTTGATCTCCGCTATCTTCTCCAGTGACGTGATAGGTTGCGCTGTCGTTTCGTTCCCCTTCATGTTCATGACAATATCCCTTCTTTGTAAGTTTTGTATAGATAGCTTACAAGGGGGAAAGGGGCATGTCAAGTATTAAAGATGAACCTTACAAATCATATTCCATTGTGGTTAATGCTTGGTGGAGAAGGTGACCCATGACGTCAGTATCCCTCTCGTCAAGCTCGACTCCGGCGTGATGCGCAATGTAGTGAATAAGCTCATGGCAAAAGGTCTGCTCAATTTGCGAGACTGGCCTTGGGTGAGTTTCTTGGTGTGGTGCTAATGCAATCTTGTTGATTCTGAACTGGGCCTCTCCACGGTTATCATTCCTGAAATCAACTTGGGAATCAAAGACAACTTCAACTACCTGGGAGTGCAACGTAAATCGTTTTGGAATCTTCAACTCTGGCATGGTGTCCTTTCAAAAGCCGTTTTTGAAAATATACGTGCGCCCAAGAAGGGGGGATACCTCTATACCACTGTGGGGCGTAAAGGGGGGGTGCCCCCTACCCACCGCCCACCTTGCGCCACCATCCATAGGGGGTGGCAAACTGCGTCAACTTTTACCCAATAGTTGACGTCGGTAGTAATAACAAGTAGTTAGGGCATCAACTCCCTTACCCAACCAGGGCGACCACAACATATAGTGCCTACTTGCCGCGTTCATTGCGGTATCTGTCCAGGTCAACAGGGCTAATGTCGGCGTTGATGTTAAGGTTGACGTTCTGCCTGACCATCGGCTCTACTCTGTCTGCTACCATAGCCGCCGCAGCTAGCCTATTGGTATGACTGGGGAATATCTCTTTACCGTCAGCGGTGAGGATCGGTTTCATGTCCAGCGTTTCTTGGACTGCCGAGAACGCTTTTTTAACCATCGAAGGCCGTGAAAGGCTATATTTTCTGACCTTTTCCTTAAACTCTATTACCGTCTTGGGAGTCGGTGTAGTGTTCCCAGTCGCTAATATCAGTGCTTCTTTTGGTTCCACCCCATGATTCACCACCAAGTCCATCGCCCTTTTAGTTTTACCGTAGAACCTGGGCTGTTCCTGGGCTGTTCCCGCTTCAATCGTCGCTGTTTTGCTATCATCTGACATAACTACCCCGGCATCGGTTGGTGGACCTTGCAGGCTCATTTCATTCACTCCGCAATCCTGGTGTAAAGGCTTTAAAGACTTTGGTTTTAAAGTCTTTAGTCTATAATCTATAATCTGTCGGAACGTAGGTCGCAACGTAGGTTCCGACGTACGTCGGGCGGTCACTTCACTATTTTGAGGTTTCTGGTGCCGTTTTTCTCTGCTGATGATTGTCCCATATTGCTGTACCGCTCATACGCTGTCTTGGTAATTTCGTATTCGGCGGCCATCCTGTTCGACATCCCGTCAAATGTTGCCTCTTCCGGTGGAGTAGAGACGATCAGGTGAGAATTATACAGCTTCATCAATAAAGCTTCTGCTTCCTTCTTCGCTAGCCCCGTTTGCTCTGATATGATTACCGGGTCAACGCTCATCATTCCCTTGTTACGGAATGAACGAATAAGCATCAACGCCCAGGCGCTCTTTTCTTTGTTTGTGAGGCATTGCATTCTGGGGTCATCAAGGAAAGCATCAACATCCATTGCGAACCAGGCAAGACGCGATGGTCGTTTTGGTCGTTCTGGGCCCATGATTCAGCCCACCTGCTTGGTTATGCTTTCCATATCTTTTCCCCGATTAATATCCATTGACGTAATATTTTACGCCAACCTCCCCCAATTCTCAAAATGAATGTTTTCCCGCCACCCGCTACACCCGCCAGAAATAACACTCAGCACAGCACCAGCGATGCCAGATGAAGCCGTCCGAGCGCTCCGTTACAGTGATGAAGTACGAAGTACCGGGGAGGGCGCCGCAGTAGTGGCAGGCTGTCGGTTTACTTGCTGCAGGTCCGGCCATTAGAAAAGTTCTCCCTGCTCCTGATTCAGTATCGCCCTCGCTTCCTTTTCTGGTAAGCCGCCGCAGTGGATCATGATACTCAGTCTTTCTTCTCGCTGTTCTTCTTCGGCGGTCATATGCCGTTGTGGTGCAAATCATCAAGTATCAAATCAGCGCAATCAACTAGATGTGACGTGAGGTCGGTATACTCATCATCTAGTAGTTCCTCCTTGTATTGTTCCAGAAGTTCTGAAAGCTGTTCTTTCATTCGTGATACCTCCCGGTTACATAATCATAATGGAGCGTGGTCTTGCCGATCTTCCCAACATCCTTGAACTTGATTTTCTGCACATGGATATAAACCTCGTCACTTTCTGACGCTACATCCCTATGCACAACAAAGCCGTTATCCGCCTTATTTCTCCATGCTGCGCTTCCGTTAATGTCGTAGAGAGTTGGAACAGGGTATTGCCCTTTCTCGTCCTTCCGCATCTTCGTAGGGTGCGCTACTATCCACAGGTGCAAATTAAACTCCCGGGCAAATCTGCGGAACTTCCCGAGGGCATGGTGGATGTATTCTGTTTCACTCATCCCCTTATCCCGGGAATGGTCAATCTCGTTCCACGGATCAATCACAATACCGTTTACACCCTTCCTCATGGCAACAGTCCGAGCAAGTGCAAGAATACCGTCAAGGCTTAACTGGTCTTCTGGTGGAACCATAAACGTGAAGTGCTTATTAAGCATCCCTTGCGCTTCCACCATCTCATCGTATGACATCCGCTTTCCGTAGCGGTTAAAGAACGGTTTGCCGGTGATCTTCTCGGACAGTTTCGCAATGTGACGCTCTAGCGGATAGTTTTCTGGCGAGAAAATAGCGAACTTCCAGCCGATAGTGGTCAGGTTGAGTAGTAAGGCGTCGAGAAATTCAGACTTCCCGCATGAGGGCATACCCGACACAACTGTAAATTCCCCGGGCTTCACCGTGTAAAACTCATCAAGCCCAGGCCATCCAGTAGACTCTCCCCGGGCGTATCCATTTTCGTAATAACTACAAACTGAGGTATAAAGATCCTTCGCTGTAAATAATCCGTCTATCGGGAATTCTGCCGCTGCCTGAATGGAGTTCTTGAGCGCCAACATCCCATGATTAACAAGGACCTCGTTTGCATCCTTGCATCCTACCGGCCACGTTACGAGTTTGCAGCGTTCCTTCCCGAGTCGTCTGGCTAGTTCGGCTTGCAACACCTTACCCGGGTCGTCATTATCAACCGCCAGGATAAAGGTTTTCACTGTTTCCAGTTCTTCGCAGTTTTCCAGAAACTCAAATTTACTGGTATAGTCCTTCGCTTTCGGTGATGGAGCGCCATCGGGAACGGACCAGCAGTTTAGATAGCCAGCTTCTTCAATTGATAGCTTATCAATCTCCCCCTCAACGATGATGACCGTTTCGGCCGCATCATCCAGCCCATAAAAGATCCTTTCTGCTCCTGTTTCCATGCGAAAGTTCTTCTTGCCGTCCCGGGACTTGATATTGATGCACTCGCCTTTACGAAAGAATGGAAAGCGGATTGCCTTCACAAAGTCTTCCTCTTGGGGCATATACACCGAATCGTAATTGACTTTGTTGCGAACAAGGACCTTTTCAGATATTCCCCGGGAAGCGAACCATTCAACGACCTTCGTTGGGAGATCGGAAATCGGTTTATACTCAGGCCGCTTGTATTGCGGCTTCTGCCAATGCTTGTAATCGCCCTTGTTTTCTGCGCCACTTTTTAGTGTCCCGGCCCATGCACAGTGGTTGCAGTACCAAACTTCCTTTTCCACGTTGACGGACAGGCACTTGACGCCTTTCTTTTTCCTGCCCGGGGAACATTGTGGGCAAGTAGTGGCGTATTCTCCTACCGCAGTTTCGTTTACCGATATTCCGTAATCGCTCCAAGTTTTCAATATACCAACCCCTCTTGTTTTGAGTGCGTAGGGAAGTCTTTTTGAACCTTGAAAAGTCCAAGGTACGATTTGAAGGTACTTTGATTCAAAACTTCAGCAACATCTTCTCCGCTGTCCTTTAATTTTTCCAGCTTGGATATTGCCAAATTAACGGCCCTTCCGGTCAGTGGCTTCTTGATACTTTTCCGCATATCCATGAACCCTTTCCATTCTTCCAGGGGAACCCAATCAGGTACTAAAGTCTTTTCTTTTTCTTCTTTACCTTCTTTACCTTCTTGTTTGTGGTCACTAGCTGGTCGGTTGCTGGTCACTTGCTGGTCGTTTACTTGGTCACTTTTCTTTACCTTGTCCATGTAAGTATCGTATTTCATTACTGTTATAACCGAAAATTTGTTGGTCGTTTTGATGGTCAGTTTTTGCTCTTTTTCAGATGAGAAAAAATTTAACAAAGTTCTGATACCTCTTTCAGTTTGACCAAGTTCTTCAGCGGCTTTCTTTCTTCCGAAAATAAATTGTCCGACTTCCAATGTTATAGTTTGGTTTCCGACTAAAACTTTGTGCTGCTTGTGACTTGCTTTCAAAAGACACCACACCCAAAATTGGAACTTATTCGCATCAGTCATATATCTGTGCGTTATCATGCTTCTGAATAGTGGGAAATATGTGTCCTCAAAGTTCATTTTGACTTACCTGAAATACAAAAGCCACCAAACGACAGGGCCTTGTCGAATGATGGCTTAGGGGTAATGACTGCCTGTGCAGTCTCACCTTGATCATTATACACAACCAGGCCCGATTGTGTTAATTCAATATTCAATTGTGCTACAACATCATTATAATTCAAAGCATTTCACCTTCGCAACTTCGATGTTTTCTTAGCAAAAATAATTTTCTTGACAGTTAAAAAGTTTTATGTTGTGACTTTACCGCACCAAGTAGAGCGTATCCGGCAATGTCACGATAGGGCGATTCCCCAAGCGCATCCTTGTCGGTAGCTATGCGAAAGAGCTTATCAAGTATCCTCACCAGACAGAGCGCATCGTCCATCTGATCTGGCTTTATGCCGGCAGGGTAAAGTATCCGCATGACCGCGCCCGACTTGCCGAATGAATCACCGTAGGCTTTCTGTTTTTCCTCGACCAGGCGGCCAATTTCTTCTCCTAATTCTGCGTATTGCATTCTGCCTCCCCATAATAGCCACGCTTCGTATTGTTGACCGTCACTCTCCCGTAGGCACCGTAAGCGTCTGCACCGTACTTCTCCTGTAATATCCTCAGGGCGGTATCGGCTGAGTGTTGAATATCTACTAGCTCATTCGCCAGATGGTCATAGTTGCGCTCGGACCTGGGCAAACATTCCTGTTCTATCCACTCATGCCTTATTTCGTCCATCTCGGAAAATAGATGGTCGAGTTGTGCGTTTATGTCGTTCTTTTCTGCGAATATTGTTTTTGGAAATAACATTAACTTGCCTCTCTTTCATTACCGAATAACACCGGATGAACTTTGCTCATTTCGGTAGGTGAAAATCCGTATTTAATCGTTTCTTCGATCTCGATTTTGCGAGCCTCCAGCAGTTTCAACGACTCCCGGTAAAAGTCTTTCTTGATCTCAAAACCATATGACCTTCTACCGCAATTCATGGCGGCCAGGAGCGTTGAACCGCTACCGGCGCAAGGGTCAATAACCACGTCGTCCTCGTCGGTGAAAATTCTGATTAACTTCTCCAGGAGCTTCACCGGCTTTTGGGTAGGGTGAATCTTTGGCGTGTCGCTGTCTTTCTCCCAATCCAGGCAGTTAAAAACCATCTTTCCTTCATTGTTGAACTTCGGCAGCTTGTCGCGATATAGCAGCAGTGCGTATTCACAGTTGCCGACAACTCGCATATTCGCCTTTAAGACTTGCGCGGAAAAGTTCTTTCTGAAAACGAGGTTGATGTACTTATTCAGCCCGTATTTCTTCGCCTTCTCTATCAGCTCAAATTGCTGCTCAAAGGCACAAAAAACGATCATGCAGGGGGCTTTACCGGTTTCTTTGGGCTCTTTGACCATCAACGTTGAGCAGAAGTGTAGAAACTCGGTAATTCTGAAATCCTTGTCAGTATCGAAAAACTCAGTATTTGCCAGTTTGCTTTCTCCGTTGGCATTGTCACCGCCGATGTACCAGGAAGGATTCGAGCCATAGGCGTTTTTCCCGACGTTGTAAGGAATGTCGGCAATGACAAGTTGTGCTTTATGAATATTGTGCCTTTTGTAATTCTGGAAATGATCGTTGATAAGTTCGAATTTTACCGGCTTATTCACGCCGCCACCCCCGCCCGATCTTCCAACCAGTAAACAAACACCCGCGAACCATCCTCAGTCTCGCCCTGATATTTGCAGCCCACATCAAAGCCCTGTGCCCTCAGTTCAGCCGCAGCGGACGAAACTGCGACCACTCCGGTATTCAAGATAATGTCCCGTGTGCTGTGTTCGCCGCCCGTTTGCAGGAAGGCGAGGAGGCGTTGCAGCCTCGGGGACTTTTCCAGTTTTGCGTAGTGTATTATTCCTTTTGGTTTCAATGGTTATGTCTCCTTAAAAGTTCTGGCTATTCGTAAAAACTCGTTGATACGGGTTTAGAACTTACCTGTTTCAATGAGCCTTTCGAGTGTTGAAACATCAATTCCATAGTTCTTGGTTTCTTGTTGCTCATATGTTGGCAACCCGTAACTGAATGTGGTGACCCGTTCATAACTATCAGTACATCGACGCTGAAACTTGGGACGAACAACTTTATGAGCACCGGCAGAGAACAGAATCTTGGCTCTGAGAGCTTCAAACGAATAACCGCGACCACAGCGATTAATCACTCGGATGAGTCCGTTGACGCATTCGGTGAAGGCGTTCGTGACCGGGTGCTCAAAGTAGTTCATGATTTCAGTTCGCCAATTGGTCATTGCAGTGGTCAGGGGCTTATACGCATCCCGAATGGAGTCATGCAAGTCGTCTTCCCATCGCCTGTAAGCCGTTTCAGCTTCAGAGACGGACATTGCTTCATAGAAATCGAAAAACCGCTCCTTGGCCGCGTATGCTTCTCCCAGAGCAGGGAAATTCCGCGTCCAGGATTCAAGCGTTATCCTCTCCATAGGTTGCAATTCGGGGTCGCGTTTCAGAAGGATAAATCGGTCATGCATCAACCCGCGTCTCTGCTTTGTGGTAAGTCCGTCCCGAATCCCCTTCCTAACGGTGTCAAGGGACTGGTTTGCCATTCTCAAGACATGGAACTTGTCCACGACTATAGAAACGCCATCAATCGAGCCGTACACGGCATCCCGGTACGGTTGCCACATATCCATAGCAACACACTTGATGGTTTTCCGGTTCTTCATTTTCATCAGATGATTGAACACAACCGCTTTCGTCCGTTCAGGAAGGATGTTGACTACGGTATTGCTTTCTATGTTGGTGATTACACATCTGGGCTTTTTGATGATATGGATTTCGTCAAGCCCCATCCATTCAGGAGTTACGAACTCGAACTTCTTTTCCAGTTGAGCTACATACTCGTTAAAAATGCCTCTTACCGTGCCCTCAGACACACCAACATCATGTGCAATACTGGTAAACGTCCTGCATACGGACTGCTGGCAAATCCAGTGGTAAAGCCTCACAGTCATGCGTTGACCATCAATAACGTCCGGCAAGAGTTCGGTGTGTGTTTTGCCACAATCCCGGCACCGATAGCGGCGAGCCTTGACATAGATACCAACCCGCTTGCCATGCATAGGGAGGTCTTTGATAAGGATTTCTTGACGGCCACCTCCCAGAACATCCTCAGACCCACAGGAGCGGCAGATTACAGCAGGTTCAGCAGTCTCAGCCTCAATATGGTAGTCATGTTCGGCTTCAGTGCTGGTCAGTATGTTGTAACGAGACAAATTCAGTATGTTTTGCATGGCGAGAACTCCTTGGCGTGTAATAAATACTCACTATTACCACGTTTCGAGTTCACCCGCCTCGTACTTTTGAAAACAGTCTTCGCAAGCACAAAAGCCACCCCATTCGCCAGTCCAGTCAGGAGGAACCGGAATACTCTCATACATCGGGATTCCTTTGTCTCCTCCGACAACGAGGGCATCACAAATACAGCAGTAATCTTCGTGCGGCCACAACCTGATAATATTCATCGAGCCACCCATACAAGTGCAATAATAGCTATGAATCCAATTATACCTGCCCCAAGAATAAAGCCGTGCCAAAACTGCTGTTTTCTGATACGAGCAAGAAGCAGGTTCGGGTTTTTGAACTCTTCAAATGTTGGTGGTGCAAATCCCATAAACTACTCCTATGCGGATAGAGATTTTAACTTCTGGTTAAGCTCAAAACAATGCTGCTCTTCCTGCTGCAAGGCTTCCTTCAGCGTCTGGACTTCAATTTGTGCAAGGTTTCGTTCAAAACAAGCCTCAGACAGACGCTCATGCAACCGTTCGTTTTCCCCCTGTAACTCTTGGGCATCCTTCCGCCATTTCTTTGCATCCTCGGCGGCAGCATCGTGGTATTCCAACCATTTTTTAGCAGAAGCCTTTAATTCAGTATTCTCAATTTCGAGGGCTGCTATCCGATTCTGTAATTCACCCACTTTATCCATGAATAGCCTCCTAAATAATTTCTACAATAACCCGAACTCGCTTATCTTTCCATTCGTCAGGAATGAATTGTCCCTTGATTGTCACCAAATCCAGATAACTATTGACAAAGCATTCACCAACAATAGCATCAGGAGATGTTTCGTGGACATGGATACGTGGTTGAGTCAATCCATGCAGCTCAAAAATATTTCGTGGGTCTACCCATCCTTTATTCATGTACTATTCACCTCCCTGATTGTTCCATTCAGCAACGGTGAAAAACCACCTAAGTTCATCGGTTTCAACAACTATGTGGCCATTGTGGTCAACGCAGGGTTCCGGGTAGCGATACGGTTTCATGATTTCTCTCCTTGTCCTATTGTCGTCAACGACTTATTACGATTTCAGGATAACATTACATCAAACAGTTGCCAACGACTTTTTACTAAGTTTAAACATAATTACATTTAAGGATGAAAATCATGAATCAACGACTTATTACGGATACCCAAAGTTCTTTTCGCTCCACTCCCCGCCCTGCTTTTCGCTCCACCTAAACCGGAACAGAGGGAAATCGATTTGCGCTTGGGCGAAGGCCATTTTCGACCGACCATATGAGGCGTGTTTGTAGGCTCCGTTCTTTACCTCAATGAGCAACAGTGTATTCGGTAAGAAAACGACGAAATCCGGCGTGTAGCGGTGTCCGTTCTCAAGGGTGAGGGTGATAGCTTCAAACCTTACCTCGGACGATGGAAACTCAAATCTGAGCCTCATAAGATAGGAAGCTTCCGTTTTGTTCGGACCTTTCGGCATTGTCGCTTTTCTTGGTTTAACAACCTTCATCGGAAATGCTGCCGGTGAAATAGTTTCTTCTGCCAACTTGCGAACGTTGCGCGGGACGGGGATATTGAGCTGATGCGCCATGTCTCGCATGGATTGCACTCGGCGGTTGATAAGGGCCTGGTATTCGGATTCGGACATCCTCATCTAATGCCACTCCGTCACTTCAAACTCATACGGCTTTAGGCCGAGCCGCTCCCCATCGGGAAGAATCGCCGCAACAGCTCCATGACTGTTCACCGTGACATAATATTCCTCACCGCCATGAGCACACGTGCCGGGTTTTGCTAGAAACGGCATGTCAGGATGTACCGTTATGACGATGATTACTTTCCTCGGAACCTTCCCGCGCCATGAAGGTGGATAATGGCTCGATTGCTTGACCAGCGCCTGTGAAGTCAAGGCTATTGGATTGACCGTTGATTTACACACTTTCCCCTCCTTGAATTTTCCTCTCACACCGCTCGAACACACTCGCCATAAACCATTCATCCTTCCGCAATAGCAGTTCAACCGCCACCTCGCAAACGCCAGGGATCGGGTTTTGACCTGATTCCCAATCCTGATACGTGCGGTAGGGAGTTTTGAGGGTCTTTGCCATTTCGACCTGGTTGTATCCGAGTTTGATGCGGGCGGCTTTGAGTTCGTTATTTGTCATTTAATCACCGTCATCGACTTCATTGACAACGGCAACACACAAAACTTCACTGCCGGGGTTTGCCAACCTATCGGCCAAATACATTTTGTTGATCTCGTTGGCCCTTTGCAGTGCTTCAAATTCACTGGAAAAAACAACAATGTCATCCGGTCCGGCAACGTGCATTTCGTAACTCATGTTTTTCTCCTTTTTGGCCCGTTTTGTACGGTTGGCGTGTATAATTACCCTCTGAATGTGATTTTGCCATCAAGCAAACCTTCGATGATGGCGTTAAATTCCCAACAGCACAACTGGCAATCCACATACACGCGGAGCTCATCATGATCGTGCTTTTTCCGAGCAATAAACGCCTCTGCTGCCTCTTTGGTTAGGTGGGCGGAAACATACTCCCACCGATCAATGTAATAGACCTTTTCCCACGCCCCAGTTTTGCGACCATCGTCGTCAAGAGCGTCGAGCCGGTTAGCAGTTCTGGTATCAGCTTCTGCGTGATCATTCTCCGCATTGATCCAGATGTAATCGTCGCAGTAAGCCGAATCAAGCCCCACAACACGTTCTCGGCTTTGCACAATAAAGAGCGGATCACAGGTAAAATGCTCTCTCACCCCTTCGCCCCGGTGATGAAATTTAAGCCGCGTAATGAAGTCGTCAAAGGTTTCTTTTGTCAATTCCTTCATAAGTTTTTCCTCTCGCACCCCTTACAATTCCGACCTTGATTCGAATCCTCACACCGGCAAAGATCCTCTGCCGGCACCGTGAGCCAATATCCCAGCCAGGCTAGTAGTTTTAGCAAGTGGGGCCTCCTATCAGAGTGTCCTCTTACAGCAAGGACAAACATCGGTCTTTGTCGTAATTCTGGTTACTCCTGCGCCAAGGTTGAAAAGTTTGTAGGGCACGCCCACATCACTGAGCCTTGTTATTAGCCATTGGAGGGCGGCACGAAAAGAGATTGTTTGATCTATTTCTTTGCATTGCAATATCGCACTCCGCATTTCACTTTTCCATTTCTCGTTGACAACTTTCGCCATCTCTCACCCCTTCAAAAACCGCCCCTTGTCACTTCGGGGCGGTGCTGATATCCCAAACTATGTGGTTTATTCCTGTGGAGGCTCCGCATTCGGGCAAGATTCGTCGTGGCCGTCAGTTCTCAGGCAATGTTCGCAAGCCTCGGCAGGAGTCGCGGGGCAATTCGGTGAATGTCTGCCATGTTTGAAATGACACTCCGGGCATTCGCCGGGCGCGACTTCAACGACTGTCTCAACTTCCGTGACTTCCCCGGTTTCAAGGTCGACGTTTTCCCCGCCGATTTCAGCAACGGGGTCCGGGAGTTCTGTAAATCTGGAAACGATATCCTCTGCCCTGGCACTTACATTGCCATTCGCCGGCGTGATGTCCTGCAATTCTTCAGCGGTCTGCATCCCGAGCAATCTTTCCGGGCAGTAAAGGCGCCCAAAGAAAGCCGCCGCCCGATAGCAGAACATCTGCGAAGGGATAGACTTCCATTTTGAACCGCTCTTGCTGTCCCATCCTTCGGCCTTCACCATCTCCCAATCAATCCACGGCCCGGTGCAAACTTTCCCGGTGCCTTTTCTCGTAGCGTAGGCCCTGACTCGATAATTCTTGTCCTTGGCATCGTTCCCTTCAATTTCGTAATCAAGAGGATCTTCAAACAAGCCGCTGGAATTTATCAGGGCGATAATCATCTTACTTTCCATGCCAGGGCGACCTGAAACGATGTAAGTATTTTGCAGCAACATCATCGGATCAACCCCGAGACGGAAGGCCATCTGTAGCCCCAGGAAGCAGTTTTCTTTCTTCCCTTGGAAGTGCGCCGGCACAAGCTGCGAATTGGAAAACAGTGTGGCAATCCTCCAAAGCTGCTCAAACTTGCCGGTGTCAAGGAGCGCGGAAAACTCGCTGCTATCCTGTACGATGATTTTTTGTGGTTGTGCTGCCTGTGGTAAATTGGTTTCTTCGCTCATTTTGGTAACTCTCCTTTTTGTTGAGATGCGGGAGTGCCGCGGGAGTCGAACCCGCCTAGACTTTTTGGGCCACCCAACCCATGTCACACCAGCCATAACCAGGAATCGAACCTGGGATCGTCACCGGGGCCGCATCTATTGGTTAAAGATAATTCGGTTTCTCAAGGGTAATCAGATTGCCGACACCTTGATAATTCGGATAAAAGCCAGTTCTGCGGCACTCAAGTTCGATGTTCAGCAGCCGCCGGTACTCGTATTGCCCTCTGACGATAAACTGAGAGTCAAGCAGATACGTTTCAACGCGGAAAGGCGGTTCTTTTTCAATCGCCACAAAGCAGAAGCCGTCAAAATCCTGTTTCGTCGCGGCCTTGATTCCATCCAGATAAAAAGCCGCTTGCACATCGTAGCCAAACTTCACCACGTCCCGGCAAAACTCATACTCGCCAGCAGATGCACAAGTTTTCAAGTCCACCAGAACGCCCTTGTTTCCGCTCGGTATCCGGTCGGGTCGGCATTTGCAGGGTAGATTAGTTTCCTCGTCAATCCAGAATACCGACTGCTCCGAGACGCCTTCAGCCAGAAGTTTCGCGGTGAAAGGGTGAGCGTTGAGGGCTTTCTTCATCTCGACCAGCTTCAGAAAATCTTCCGCCGAGACAAGCGCCTTGCCCTGGTTCGCCAGTTCAAACGCGGCCCATTCCTCCTTCCCGGCGTTGGTACGCTTGTTGATTCCGGTTGGCAGAACAGCGCACTCTTTCAGAAACATTTCCGGGCCTTCCAGAAGGTAGACGTGGGACGCCCTGCCGAATGCCATTGCTGGCGTGTCTTCTTGCGGCACTCTTGCGGCTGCGGGGCATTTGTCCAGCTTCTTGAGGTAGGACTTTGAAACGTACTCCGTCATGGAGTGGTAGACTTCTGCCGGGATGCCGTGATAAATTCCGGGGCCGGGCAGGGTGTTTAATTTTTCGGCTGTATTCATGACTGCACCTCCCACTCATGGCCGCATTTAGGGCAAGTTGTCAGTCGTGCAAGCCTTGCGGCCTCTTGAGCCTTGGCGTCATCCAGTTCTTTTTGTTGGCGGGCAATCTCGGCGCGCTGCGCTGCCGCCTCTTTCTCTTGTTCAATGCGGATCTTGTCAGAGGCTTCCTGCTCGGCCCTTATCTTGGCTTCGTGGGCTTCACGTTCGGCTGCCAGCCTTGCCGCCTCTTCATCTCGAATAGCCTGAGCCTTTCTTTCTTCCTCAGCCCTTGCATCGGCAATCCGTTTTTCCTCGGCTGCACGTTCATCCTCGATCTTCTTACGCTCTGCCGCCAGTTTTGCTTCTTCGGCTTCGCGTTGAGCTTTTGCAGTCGCCTCACGTTCCTCGGCTTCCTTTCTCAGCTTGGCAAGTTCTTCGCGTTCGGCGGCAATGCGAGCCTGCTCTTCTTCGTTCGCTATCGTGTCGGCAAGCAGTTTTTCGAGGGCGATAATGCAGGTTTGTTTTGCCACTTCCGCATCGG